TCTCGATGTCGTCGCGGTCGACACCGATCGTCAGCTCCCACTTCTTCTCGGAGATCTCGTAGCTGTGCTCGGAGAGGTTCTGGACGGCGCGCGGGCCGATCCACTCGCGGACGTTGGGGATCTTGCCCAGCCAGCCGTACTTTTGATCCTTGGTCGTCGATGGGACGATCGTTGCGATCTTCGTGTAGAGCGAGCTGGTCTGGCCGAGGCCCTTCTTGAAGGCCGTGCTGAAGCCGGTGCGAACCGAGGCGAGGTTTGCGCTGTTGATGATCATGTGCGTGGGTTTCCTTGGTCAGGCGGGATCAGGCCGCGGGCTCGGCGATGCCTTCGACGTAGACGCGGGTCAGCGCCTCATCGAAGCGCACCCAGACGCCCTGGTCGTCGATGTCGGCGACGAAGCCGGCGGGGGAGCGGGCACCGCTTCCATCGGTCTTGGCGACCGTCTCGTCGTCGACGATGAAGCAGACGTCTCCGATCTCGGCGATCGTGATCGCGTCGGAGGAAGCGGAGTTCTTGAAGCGGAAGACGCCAGGGCGGACGTTGACCGAAAGGTCGCCGGCCGAACCGCCCGAGTTGTCGACCCGCTCTTGGGCGACGCCAACCCCGACGCTGCCGGTCGCGGCCGCGCCCTTGGTGATGTAGCCGGCGGCGTTACGCATCACGAGCGCGCCGGCGTAGATCAGGCTGGCGGCTGCGGGGCTGCGGAGAATGGCGCCTTCGGCGCGCGGGGTGTTGCGATCTGCAGAAAGGGCCATGTCAGCTAGCCTCCTTTGCGCCGAGCTCTGCGGCGCGGGTTTCCTTGAACTTGTCGGCGTCGATGCCCATCAGCGCGATCACGCTGGTGTCGCCTTCGCTCAGCTCGTCGGCCGAGCGTTGCGGCTGCTCGCGATGCTGCAGCGCCAGCGAAGCGACTGCTGGCAAGGCGGAAATGATCGCTTCGGTGCGCGTCGGGTTCTCCTGGTGCATCGCCAGGTACTCTTCGCGCTTGGCCTTCACGCCCACGCGGCCCTCGCGGATTGCCTGGTCGATCACTGCAGCCGACTTTTCGCCCGCACGTTCGGACTGCAGCGCGGTGAGTTGCGTGCTGACACTGGTCAGCTCGGACTGCAGCGCGGCAACCACGTCGTCATCGCCCGACTTCAGCTGGCCGATCGCGGTAACGATCGCCTCGCTCGAAGCGTTGGACTTCAGGCCGAGCGCGGCAGCGATCGGCTTGGCCTGCGCCTGAAGCGCAGACTGAAGTGCCTCTTCGGTCGGCTTCGCCTCCTCGCCCATGCCGAGCTTCTTCTCGACAGCGGCCTTGATGGCCTCGTCGTCAGCATCTGCCTCGAGGCCGAGGGCCTCGATCAGCATCTTTTTCCAGTCCATTGACACTTCCTCTTGGTGCAGGGCGGTCAGCCCCTTCAGGTTCGGTAGGTTGATCAGGCTGGCGCGCGCGATCCCGAGGACGCGCTTCGCCTTGTCGTGAAGGATGGCGGGCGAAATGCCGCGATAGGCCTTGTCCTGCCGCAGCTGGCGGCCGGCGGAGTTCCATTCGACCTTGCCCCAGATGCCGTCTTCGCGCGCTTCAAGCGCCACGATCCATCCGCGCGCCGGAGCTGCGCCGCCATTCGGTGCGGCAAGATCGGTCGCGTGGCATTCGTCGACTACCAGCGGCTGGTGGCCCGCCGCCTGGAAGGCGGTTACGATCGCGTCGTAGCTGGGCACCGTGTAGGGCCCGCGCCCGTCCTGCGTCTCCACCCTGCCGCCACCGGGTAGCAGGTGCAGCCATTCGGTGCCGTCATCAGCCGGTTCGGCGGGAAGGGCCTGGGCCGCGCAAAGGGCAAGGGGGGAGGTTGCTGTCGTCACCCGATGATGATTGGCAGCGCAGGTGCGCCGAAGGCATGCCCAAGAACTTGGGAAGGCTGTCGATCATCGGGGAAAACGCCGGGGATGCGGTGGCACGCGATTCGCGCTCGCCACGCCTGCTGACTGCCACAGACGCGCGCCAAAGCGCAATGCGAAGCTGAAGAGGCCGCGCATCGCGCCGGTTCGTCCCTGTCTGGCTATTCGTCGATCGCGTCGCCCAGGTGCTCGTCGACGATCTCGACGATCGCGGCCTCGTTCTGCTGGGAAAGGCCCAGCCAACGGCGGGCGGGGATGGTTCCCCAAGGGATCGGATTGCCCCTGCTGTCGCTACCGAAGGCGCCCTTGGCTGCGCCTTCCTGCATCACGCGCGAATAGATCAGCGCGGATCCGATCACGACGCCGTTGGCGCTGACGAAGCTGGCGATCTGGCGGGACAGCGCCCTGCCAGGGCCGATCAGCGGGCGGCGCAGGTTGCCGTAACCGAGGCGGCGATAGCGATCGAGCGTAGACTGCTTCTTGGGCGCCCAGGGCTTGCCGTCGGGATCGCGGCCCTCGATGAAGCGCTGGCGGTGCGCATCGACCAGGTAATCGGCAATATCCTGGTAGACCGGCGTCATGTTCTCCAGCTCGCGCATCGCACGCGCCAGTGCATTACGTGATGCCTCTGCGTTGAACTCGACATCGAACATGGTTAAGTTCCTTCCCGATCGCATGAGCCTGCCGGCCAATAACCGGTTCGTCCCGGACGTAAGGCGAAGGCGATCAGCTTCTCTTTCCCGTCCGCACGAAGAAGCTCTGCAGCGTCAAGGTGCGACGCCTGCGGCGGTAGACCCAGCGCGTCACCCACTCCTCGCCATCGATCCTGGCAATGATCTCGTAGACCGGGCTCTTGTGTCGATCGGACATCCCGACGAAGCGAGGCGCACTGCCCTGGTCGATCAGCTGCGGCAGGAGGGCGAAGTCTGCGGGGCCGACCGCCCGCTGGCCACGCCGCGTTTCGGCCAGGTCGCCATGGCTCGATCGCACGTGGCGGACTTCGTTGTGAGTGAGCGAGAAATCGAAGTGCTCCGCGTCGAGCGGGTTTTCACCGGTGCGGATCGCGGCGACCTGCCCCCGCGTCAGCATCCCGAGCGTACGGGAGGGTTCGCCATCGTCGCGCCCGTCCCAGACCCGCTGGGCAATCCGCCGCGCATCGTCGCGCGTGCTGGGCAGCCGGCGGTAGGCGCGGGAAAGCGCCTCCGCGCGCTCCAGCGACAACGCGTCCATGAATGCCTTGGCGACCCGGTGATCCCAGTTGCCGATTTTGTCGGCCATTGCATTGACATCCTCGGCCGCGCTCGCGCCGGGGGCATAATCCCAGTTTTTGCCGATGCCGATCGGCGCGCCGGTCTTCGGATCGAGCTCGCGCCAGTTCTCCGGCAGCGTCTTGTTCGAATCCCCGCCCACCCGGCGAATGCCCGCCTTTGTTCGCGCGCCGACGGCATAGCAGCTGCAGCCCCAGTCGCTGGGCGGGTAGTGCGTCGTCCAGAAGGGATGATCCGGTGGCAAGGCAAGCCCGTCCCAGTCGAGGTGGACCGGCCGGGGCTCCAGGCTACCGCCGTGGCGATAGACCCAGTACTTGAAATCGCCCGCCTGCAGCTGGGCGAAGCGACCGGCGGCATAGCTGGTGTAGGAATTGGTGCGATAGATCACGCCCGCGCGCCACGCCTCGCCCTTGACGCTGCCTTCGCCCGCCCACCCGGTCCACCCGTTGCGCTTCACGATATCGCGAAAGTCTCGCCGGAACTCCTCGAGCCCGCGCCCTTCGGCGATCGCCTTGTCGACCGCTGCGGCGAGATCGGTCAGCAGGTCGGCCTTGACCGCACCCGCGACCATGAAGGCGTCGTCGTGCTCGGCGCGCACCAGGTCGTCCCACCGTTCGGTCGGCACGAGATTGCGCAGCTTGCGCCGGAAGAAGGCGACCTGCTCGGTAAAGGGGCGACGGAAGACGCCCGAGGTCGAGGAGGGGTGCTCGTCGCTCATCTTTCGGGGCGTACGAGGTAGCCGAGCGACAGCTCAACGCAGTGCCCGTGGCGGTTAGAGTGATTGTGAGCCCAAGCAAGAGCGTTCCTGCTCGCGCAGCTTGCGCCGCAATCATGGCACCCCGCCGTGTAGTGAATGAGTGCCTGCCGGGCCATCACGCACTCTCGTCTTCGGCATCGCTCCGGCCGGCGGCGTGGGCGGCGACGAAGCCCTGCTCGAGCACGTCTCTCAGATCGCTCTCATCCACGTCCGGGAAGCCGCTGAGGATCATCTCGCGCAGCTCCTCGAGGCTGCCGGCACGTTCCATCATCGCCTCGATCGTTTCGGCCATCGCCCGGATCGCGGGATCTGCCTTCTCGGCCATCTGCCGTGCGATCAGCGAGGCGGGGTGTTCAGCAGGCTTGCTCTCCTGCGCCTGGAGCGCCTGCCGGGTCTCTGGCGAAACGGCGATCGGCGCGGCTTGCGGGCCGGAGGGTCGCAGAACATCGTCCCGATCGCCCGCCTTCTCGAGGCCGAACTTGTCGAGGACCGTGCTCTGGCTAACGCGCAGCCCGCGATCGATGAAGGGTGCGATCGCTTCGGAGAACATCTTCAGGTCTTCCTGCGGCGGCCGCGCGATGACCAGGCGCGGATAGGTCTTCGCCGGACCGAACTCGAGATCGCACCACGGCCGCACCAGGTCGCGGTTGAGCGCCGCGGCCAGCGCCTTGCAATCGGCGGTTTCGATATCCTCGCGCACGTCGTTGTGGACATTGGCCTGACCGGAGCCGAGCCCGCCCGCCTGCGCGTCGGTCGTGTTGGTCTGGCCGAGCACCGCCTTGGAGACTTGCCGGTCGAGCCAGTCGGCCCGCTTCTCATACAGCGCGGCTCCTGCGCCCAGGTTGTCCGCCTCGACGAAGTCGATCTCCATCCCTGCGGGAATGATCGCGGCACAGTCGCCCGCGACGTTGGCGACCGCGCGGTAAAGCGTGGCGCGATCTTCGTCGGTCGCGCTCGGGTGATACTTGCCGACCCGGATCGGCTGGCCATAGGTCTGCGTGAAGATCGCCCAGTCGCGCTGGGTGTAGGCTTTGAACATCCAGCTCCACATGGCGAGGCGGGCGAGGCCCGATCGCACCGGCAGGCCCGACTTCGCCTGCATGTGCAGCTCGATGAACTTGAACGCGGGCAGCGGCTCGTCGGGATCCTTGCCGGTCACGCCGCCGCGCAGCATCGATGTGCGGCCGTCGCGGTCGAAGCGGAAGAAGCGCGGGTCCTGCGTGACCAGCTGCTGCGGGCGGTATTGCCCTTCGCTGGTATCCCAGACGATCTCGGTCCAGGAGTTCCCCTTGCCGATCGCGTCGAGCATGTCGAAGGTCTCCTTCGTCAGCTCGTCGCGGCTCAGCCATTCGCGGACCATGTCGGCCTTGCGCTGGTCGAGGCCGTCCTCGCCCCCGGCTTCCACCGTCACGTCCACCTGGCTGACCGCACGCTTGCGGGTGCCCAGCACGCCGACATAGTGCAGATCGCGTTCCTCGATCGTCTCCGCCAGCTCGTAATAGGCCAGCGGCTCGCCCTGGTCGGCCTCGCGCAGGATCTGCGCCAGCTTTACCGGCGTCAGCCCGTCTCCGGGATAGCCTGCGATGGGTTGCCGCACGCCCGCCAGTGTCGGTCCGCCCACTTCCTTCTTCAGTACGGCCTTGCGCAAGGGCTGGCCGCGATGATCGACGAGTTCGGCCATCAGGCTGTCTCCGGTGAGGGGGAATGATGCCCTGAGGGCGATTTGAGAGGGTCTGAGACGTGGGTTGCCGGAAAATCCGGTGTCAGGAGACGCTGGACGCGCCAGAAGCATTCTAGGGGCCTCATATCAGTCCCCCGCTTCCGATCCGCACCCCGACCGGCGGCCGCCACCAGCCGCGATCGTCCGGATCGTCGTTATCGGGCCCGTCCATCGCCCCGCGTGCAACACCGCGCACCGGCTCGTAGGCGTAGACCGGCAGTGTCTCGTTGAAGCTGGCCGCATGAAAGTTCCACAGCGCCACCGCCGCGTCGCCGTGGCGTTTGCCGCCGTCGGTGCCCTCGGTCCGGATGCTCTTGGGCATCTTGGCGACGCCGCCGATCATCTGCAGCTGGCGCAGGTCGTCGCGAATGTCCTTGTCGGCCGGGATCAGGATCGTGCCATCCTCGAAGGCTGCGCGGAAGCGTGGGCCGGTCTCGCGCCGCCACTGGTCAGACGGCATCAGCTCGACGATCCGCTCGGGGCCGTAGCGCTGGGCCGCTTCCTGGGCGAGCGCCATGCCATTGCCGTTCGCATCGAGGATGCCGCTGCCGAACCGCCCCAGCTCCGCGACCAGGTCGACCAGCCAGAAAAGTGCCTGTCTCTGCTGGTCGTATGGGCACTCGCGCAGCTCGACGATCAGCGGGACGTGACGCTTCAGCTGCTGGTCGACGAAGCCCATCGGCAGGCAGGTGCGGTCCTGCCGCATCGCGAAGTCTTCGCCCAGGAACCAGGTGCGGCTCTTCTCGGCGTGATCCTCCAGCAGCGGGGCAACTTCGCGCCGCAGGAACGCCGCCATTTCGGCTTCGCGCGCTTCCTTGGGCCAGTGGACGAAATCGCGGCCGCCGAACTTCTCCTTGGGCGGCTGCCAGCGCACGACGCGGTATTTTGGCGTGCTGCAGGCCTCGATCCAGGCGAGCGGCAGCAGCACGCCTTCGCCTTCGCGCGGAATCGCGTCCAGCTCCTCGCGCATCGCCTCGACCCGGCTGCCGTAGGCGCGGCGGATCGTGCGGTACCAGTCGGCCTTGCCCTCGGGCGTGGGCTCGGTGCCCTTCATCAGGCACACCCGTTCGTAGAGCCCGTTCTCGACCGCGTCGTCGAAGGTGATGGTGTGGATCGAATAGTCGTACTGGCCGGCCTCGGTTTCCTTGATCAGCTCGTTAAACGGATTGAGGTTGCCGTTGTGGGTCGAGATGATCCGGATCGTGCCGCCCCAGATCAGAAGCGCGTTGCAGGCATCGATCACCGCCGCGACATTGCGGTGGAATGCCGCCTCGTCGATCACTACGCGCCCTTGCAGGCCGCGAATGTTTGCCGGGTTGCTCGATAGCGCGACGATCTGGTGGCCGGAGCCGAAGCGGATGCGGTAGGCGGTGATCTGCTTGCTCGATCCGTCTTCCTGCACGTCCTCGAACAGGAACTCGTCGACGCTGAGCAGCTCTTTCGCGACCACCTTGGCGAAATTGGCACAGACCGAGACGAACTCGAGGCCCTTTTCCTTGGTGTCGCCGATGTAATAGGTCGTATCGCCGCCCGCGCTCTTCGCCGCAGCCGCGATCAGCGTCGAATCCAGCGCCTCGGCGAAGGTGACGCCGGTTCGGCGACCCTTCTCCGCCAGCTTCAGTGGCGACTGGTCGGCGATCCACGCCTTCTGGTGATCCATCAGGATGCCATCGGCCAGCGGATCGAAATCGGGCGGCGGCATCGCGCCCGGGATCAGATCGTCGACAGGGGATCGCGGCGGTGCCTGGTCTGCGGTGGGGAGATCGGCGAGGTCAGCCATAGAGCAGCTGCCTCAGCGCGGCGAGCTGGTCAGGATAGAGCCGGACCTTCCCATCCGAGCTGCCCGGGCCGAGCAGAAGGGTGTCGCCGTCGACTTTCGCGAAGACAGCGGTTCTGTTCCTTCCCGATCCGAGGTTGTAGGTTCCGTCCTTCACGACTTCACCCCCAGGAAGTCGCGGCGCAGCTGGGCGATGCGGTCTGCCGGCAGGCCTGCTTCGCGCATCTTGACCTCGGCCCGATCGGCCGCTTCCTCGAGCTGCTGCGCGACCCGCTTCTCGAGCTGCTTGCGATACTCCTCGGAACCGCGCTGCGCGCTGACAGTCGATTGTAGCGCGCGGCTGAGTTCCATGATCGCTTTCGGGTCGAGTTCCTTGTCCTCGAGGATCTTGAACATCGAGACCTTGATCATCTCCGCGACCAGCACGGTGACATCGTCGGGCGCGTCGGTGCCCAGCGTCTCGACCAGTTCGCTCGAGATCCGGCGCACCTCGTCCATCTTGCGGAACTGGATCGCCTTGCGCACCGCGTAGCGGTTGAAGGCGCTCTTGCTGATCGGCTCGATATCCTTGGCGATCAGCCGCGCGTTGAACTCCTCGCGGATGATGCTCTGCGGCAGCTTGCGATCGCGCAACTGCTCGAGCGCCCAGACGACATCTTCCTCTGCCTCTTCGGGCAGCGTGTCGATCGAGGAAAGGCGGCCGCGCCCCTGGCGGCGATCGAGCGCGCTCATTGGGCGAGCCCTTTCAGCGCAAGCTGCGCCTCCGCAGCGGCCAGCAGGGCTTCGTCGATCGAGGATGCGATGGCAGACAGGATCGTGTTCCCCTTGGCATTGAGGCCGAGCCGCGCCTCGATCTCGCGCAGGTCCTGGCCGATGCTCCGCTGGAGCAGCGGAATATCTTCGTCGGTCGCGATCACGCCGGTCCCATCGGACCTTTCGATATGATCGTAGGTCAGCGCGCAGACGACCCGCTGGAGAGCATCGAGGGCGGTGGCGGCCATCTCACTCGGCCTCGGCAGGGCGGGCCACGCCCGAGAGGACTGCGCGCTCTTCCACGTGGTCGCGGCCTGTCCTGGTGATCTTCGCGATCAGCGTCGATCCCGCTTCGGTAAGATCGACCGCGTCGAGCCCTTGCAGCTTGCGCAGCTGCGTCTTGATCCAGTCGCTATCGCGGCTGATGCCCCGGACATCGAGCACAGTACGGATCGAGAGCGACGAGAGCCGCCCGTCGGTCTGCTCCGCCAGCTCGCGCAGGATGATCAGCCGCGCTTCGGCCGCGATTGCCTCGGCAAGGTTCTGCTTGAAGCTCATCGCTGCATCCCCTTCGGCACGAGGACATCGTAGATGCGGTCGATCTGCTTGACCGCTCCGCCGACATCGGATCGCGTCGAAGCGATATCCTCCGCCATCTTGTCCTGCCGTTCGTCGATGTGGCGCACGCGTACTGCGGTTGCGGTGCCGGTCTCGGCGATCCCGCTTACCTGCCGTTCGATCGAATCGATGCGCGCCTGCTGCTTCTTCAAAGCCTCGCTCAGCTCCTCGACGTCCTTTGCCGAGGCAGTCGCCTCTTCCAGCTTCTTCAATCTCCGCCCGTGCGCCACGTGCTCCTGCCGCATGCTGCTGACATCGTGCTGCAGTGTGCCGGTGCCGACCGGGTTGGCCGCACCGCCGCGCCAGATCACCACGCCAATTCCGACCAGGATGATCCCGATGATGACGAGTTCGAGATAGGGTCCGATCATGTGTCCGTTCCGTCTTTGTCGAGGCCGATCGCGCCGCGCGCCTTGCCGGCAAGGTCTTTGAGAAAATCGCGCATCTGGTCGCCCAGCAGCTCGATCAGCGAATAGCCCGAGAAGCCGAGGCCGATCGCGACCACGAAAGCGAACAGCCAGCGCGGGCGGCTTTCGACGATCCACAGCTCGACCAGGATCAGCATGATCGCGGTAACCAGCAGGAAGAGCGGCCAGCTGAGCGCGCTTTCGCTTTTGCGCGCCAGCGGGCGGGCCATCACGACTCCCAGAAAGCCGAGCAGGCATGTGACGAGCGGGATCGGCACCCCGGCGATCACGACCAGCATCGTATCGGCCAGAGGGGGCGCGACGGCGGGCGCCACGGTGCTGGCGGCAAGCGCCGGGACCCAGCCCAGGAGGAAGTGCGAAAACGACATCGGCTCGCTCATTCGCCCGCGCCTTCCGGCTCGCCCTGGAAGTCGATCAGCGTCGATCCGGCGACGTAGTGCTGGAGGCCGAGGAGCTTGTCGGTATTGGCCTGGGCTTCGGCGAGGATGCCCGGAAGGCTTCGAAGAAGTCCGTCACAATCGGCGGCTCCAAAAGCCGCGCATCGGGCGGTGTAATCTTCGGCACCGTCCGCGCCACCGCCGACACTTCCACCTTTGGAGGCGGGGCGGGTCTCGGCTCGGGCGAGGTCGTTGCGCAGGCGCACAGCAGCAGCGCGGCTGCGAGCGAGGCGGGCTTCGTAGTCATCGACGGTCCTTTCGTTGAGTGCGGCGAATTCCGCATCGACCCGCGCGGCATTGGCGCGATCGGCCTCGGCGGCGGCGGCTTGCTTGGCGACGATGTCCTCGACGAAGGCGTTTAACTCCGCCTCCCAGGCACCTGCCGATGCCATCCAGTCGTCGGCATTCCTGGCTTCGCGATCCGCCCGCGCAGTCGCTGTCGCCAGATCGGCGCGCAGGGTGGGGACGGTCACCAGCATCGCCCAGCCGAGCGTGCTCACCAGCGTGCTGATCGCGACGTGCCGAAAGTCGGCGCGCAGCCAGTCGAAGAAGCCGCCGACTAGCTTCCAGAGGGCGCTGAGCAGCCACTCACCTGCGGTAAAGAGACCGCCCAGGATGCGCAGCGACGTCACCAGCCGAGCCTGTTTGCGCGGTTCAGCCAGCCGCGCAGAAACCGTGCCTGGCTGGGGTTCGCCCGAACGATCGCGTGATAGCGATCCTTCACTGCCTCGCGATATGCGTCGATGATCCTGTCCACGCCGAACCGGGCAACGTAGCTGTCCAGGCGCTGCCGGGTCTTTTCTCCGATCACGCCGTCGACCTTGAGCGGAGTCGAGCGGAAGCGGGCCTCGCGCGCAATCTCGTTGAGCGCGCGCTGCAGCAGTTTGGCCGCTGCCCGCAGCCCCCCATTCACGGCCTGGTCGAACAGCATTTCGCCGATCGGCTCTTCGAAGCTGCCGCAGTCGAGCCGGTCCCAGAAGCAGGTGCGGTAGAGTATTTTCGCATCGAGGATGGTCAGCTTGCGAATGTCCGCGCCATCGATGTCGCCATCCATGTCGAGATCGAAGTCGGCGAAACCGTCGCCGTCGTCGTCGACCTTGCCTTCGGCGACCAGGAAGCGCAGCGAGATCCCGTATTTGGTCGCCCCGCCACGATCCACGGGATCATTTACGTAGCCACCTTCGATCCCGATCAAATGCGCGAAAGCGCGCATGAAGCGGTCGGTGAACGCCTTCACGACGATTGGTGTGTTCCCAGAGAGTTCTTCGTCGGCCATGCCGACTGCTCTATGGATTGCCCGCGATCGAGGTCATGCCCAAGAGCTTGGGCGGGCGTCAGAACTCCAGGGAAAGTTGGGCGCTGTCGCCCCCTGCACCTTTTGCAGGTGGATTGTCGAGTGTCGAGAAAATGTAGTCGACCCCCGGCTCGGTGATGCCGAGTTTCTTGGCAATGCGGGCATTTGATAGTCCGTCCGCGCGGTAACGCTGGGCCCGGATTTTCCGCACCATCGGCACGCGGATGGAGAAGCGCGAATAGCGATCGCTGATCTTCGCCGCGAGATCCTTGCCTAGTGCTTTGGCTATGACGTGATCGTCGGGAATCGCCTGCGGAACGTAAAGACGCTGCCCGCCGAATGCCTCGGCAAGCGCGATCAGCCCGTCGATGCCGAGCAGCGCGATCAGGTCGCGGGTCAGATGCTCGCGGCCATCCCTCACGTCTTCTTCGCCACTCGCCTGAGGTTGAAGAAAGTCGACCGCGCATCTTCATCCTCAAGCACGGTCACGACGACGTCGTCCCGGACGAGGAAGAGCCCATCGGCTGCGTGAATGAGGTAATCGCTTGCACCGATTTCGGCCGCCGCCGAATGCGCGCGGTCGAGCGATGCCTCCAGGCTGGCGCGCAGCTGCTCGACCGGCAGCGCGGCCGAGCGCTCCATGAAGCGAAGCAACGCATGATCGGAGACGCGGATCGTTCCCATCAGAAGTTCTTCAGCCGGGTCCAGAACGACGGGCGGGCAGGCCGCTCGACCCGCTCCCCGTCGGTCGCGATGGCAAGCGGCAAATCGCAGCGCATGCATTCGGCCGTCACGCGGTGGACGTTCCACGTCCAGCACCCGCAGCTCGGACAGCGATTGACCTCTCCCGGAAGGTAGGTGGCGGCATAGCCGCGCGCACCGCGCTGCTGGCGATCGGCCAGCCGGGGCGCGCGATCATTCTCCACGACAACCAGTGCTTGCTTCATGGCTTCCTTCCTTTCCGATAAAGGCCGTCGACCCGGTCACCGCGAGCCTTGGTCTCCCAATTCTTGAGCGCGGTGCGCAGGCCGAGCCGCGAGGTCGTCCGGATATTTTCGAAAGCAACCCGAACGGTGCCTTCCTTGGAAATTGCGATTTCGACGCCTTCTGCGCGAAGATTATCGATGACCTCGACCTCAGCCTGCCGGACCCGCTTCCGCCATTGACCCGCATGGAAATTGAGCGGGTCCCGCGGTTGGCTGGCATAGGCCCGTGCGAGTGGTGCGAGCCCCTTCACGGCTATTATTCGCATGGCCTCGGCGCTTGGCAGTCGGCGGCTCACGATGCGCCACCCTGTTCGCGCAGCACCCGCCCAAGCTGGGCGGCCAGATTCACCCAGACCTCGGGCGAAGTCACCAACAGCAGGTCCAGTTCCTCGCCCAGCAGGCGGAATGCGGTCTGCTCCAGCGTCCAGCCCGACCCGGCAAGGCCTTTGTCCTGCAACTTCGTCAGGATCGCTTCGCACAGGCCCTTCTGCAACTGGCGAACCGAGAGCTTTTCACCTCTTGGCCCCCGCTGGTGCCAGCCCTCGCGCTCGGCCATCTGCTTGAGCGCCTCGATCAGCCGATACCCGTCGGACTGCTTTGCCCAGTTCAGCCTTTCGCACCCGAGCTGGCGTTTGGCGAAGGCCTCCAGTGCCTCCTCAGACGGGTTTCTGACAGCGCCGAGCTGGTAGAGCGAGATCCACAGAGCCCGTGCCTTACGGGCGACCTTGTGCCGCGCGGCTTTGTTGCCACCCCGGGCCGGGAACGGCGTGAATCCACGCGACTTCAGCCGTTCGATCACTGCCTCGAGCTCGGGCTCGGTGCAGTCGGCCGCGCTGTCCTTGCCGGCGACGTCGAACAGCATCTGCCGATAATCATCCTCTTCCAGGTTGATCTGCTTCCTGGCGACGTGGATCTTCGCGATCATCGATCGACGGTGCGAACTCGTTTTCGCCAAAGCGGCTGTCTGCGCCATCAGTTGCCTCCCACGATGAGGGCGATGCCCAGCAGAACGACGACGAAGAACACACCGCTCGTCCAGACAGCTAGTGCCTCGCGCAACGCGGCACCGCGGCCGAACTGCCGGTCGAAGGCAGCGCAGGTCTCGCGTGCAGCTTCGATATGCCGGCCCATCACGACTGGCTCCGCTTGGCGAGTTGCGCCCAGGCGTTCTGGACGTGTGCAAGTGCCAGGGGCTTCTTCTCGGCAGATGCGAGCGTGATGGCCAGCTCGAGCACGAAGGTGGCTGTGCGCAGCGCGCCGGGCGGGGCCGCGATGCGTCCCAGCTCCTTCCGCGCGGCAGTATCTGAGACCGCCCAGGCGTCGAGAAAAGCCTCGATATCGCCGGCCAGCGGCTTTGACCGGACAAGCCGCATTCCCACCCGGCTGAAGATCTGCGCGAAGGTCGCCGCCCGCGCTCCCCCGTCGAGCGTCTGCTGGACATGCTCGTTGCCTAGCAAGGCGACGCCCACGCCGGACTCATCGTGCCAGCTGCGAATCTCCTCGATCGCGCGCGTGGTCAGGTGCTGCGCCTCGTCGATGATCAGCAGCCCGTTCGGCGTCACTTCGAAGAAGTCCTTGATCCGCCGCGAGAGCGTCTGCGAACTGCCGTGGACGACCTTCTCGCCCAGCTTGAACAGCACTTCGCGCTGCATGCTGGCGAGACCGGCTGTCGAAGGCGCTATTGTGACGAGGAAGACATTGGGGATCAGATCGCGGAAGTGTTTTGCGGTCTTGGTCTTGCCACACCCGGCGCCCATCGCGGCGTAGACGATGCGCCCTCGCTGGGCGTGCCGCAGAATCACCATCAGCTGCCTGCTCGTCTCGGTCTCGTAGAAGGTCGGAGCGACGGGTGCCGCGATCTGCATCTCCGCCTGGCTGACGATCATCAGGCGGTAACGCCGGATCGCCTCGACGAAGCGGTCTTCGGGGCCTGCGTAGTTTCCGTTGGCGAAGAGGCCCAGCGACTTGGCATTGATCTCCGGCCCGAGATGCTTGGCCAGCGCCGACCAGGGCAGGTCCGTGTCTGCCTTGTGCTCGACCAGCCACTTGCGCTGCTTCTCGACTTCGGCGTCGAAGTCCGCCCTGGCATCTACGCCGGCCTTCCATTCCTCGTTGCCCGCTTCGGTCTGTTCAATCTGTGTCGCCATGGTAATCGTCTCCTGTTATATCGTGGACATGGCGCGCGGCGGGACTCTCACCTCGCCGCCGCGCGCCGCTTAATCCTCGCGTCCGCCATCGATCAGGCTGAGCGCGCGAAAGACGCTCGCCTCACGCTCAATGTCGTCGCTTTGGGGTTCGGTCTGTTCTGCCGGCCGCGCCTTCGCGGCGATCGCGGTCTGCCCACGGTGGGGCATCGGGCGGATGACGCCGGGTTCGGGCGTTTGCGGCTCGACCAGGCGCACTTGCCGCCGCGCGAGTTCCTGCGCATCGAGCAGCCCCTCGGCCTTGGCTGCTTCGCGCGTGGTGCGCCTGATCGCGGCGCGCTTTTTCTCAACACGGCGGGCGGCTTCGGCAGTGTCGTAGCCTGTGTCGTGGATCAGCTCGGCCGCGCCGAGATATCGACCGTCCTGCGCGTAGAGGTGCACGTCGCCGTGCAGCTCGTCCGGATCGAAGCGTACTGTGATCCGCTCGCCCGAAGCGTTCGATGAGGCTTCCGACCAGTATCTGTTGCCGAAAAGCTCGACGATGCCGGTCTTGCGATTGACCAGCTTCTGGTCGGCCGCGAGCAAGGCCATACGCAGGTGCTCGGGCGTCGCCTTGCCGATCGGCGCGACGCGGTAGCTCTCTTCGAACACCTCGTCGAAGCTGCGGCCTCTCGCGGTCTCTGTCCTGCGGCCGGTCTTCGCATTGTGACGGGCGATTCCGTCCGCGACCAACGCTTCGAAATCAGCCCAGTCGACCGCCTTGCTGCCGTAGTTTTCCGGCTTCGCCAGCGGGTTCTTGCCTACATAGGCGCCCTCGGTGGCGGGATGCTTGGAGATCGTGTCTGCCAGATCGCGGAAGGCTCGCTCGATCGGCTTCGACTGCCCGCGATAGGGAAGCGTCCAGTGGATGGCGATGCCGAGGCCGGTCAGCAGGCCTGTCGGCTCTTCCTCGCGGATCTTGAAGCGAAAGCGCGACTTCGCGCCCCCGGTGATCCATTTGCTCGCGAAACCGCGCCCGTTGTCGAGCGTGCAGGCCTTGGGGATGCCGAACTTCTGAAACAGGTCCGCGAAGGCGAGCCGCACCAGAGCCGAACTCTCGGTCTCGCCCAGCCGCCACGCCACGATCTTGCGGCTGTAGAGGTCCTGGATCGCGACCATCATCGGTCGCACGATCGTGCCCTCGGCCGTGCGCACGAACACGTCGAACTTGTGCCCGTCGATATTGACATGCTCCAGCGCGTGAAGATGCGCCACCGTACGGCGCTGGGCAGGCAGCGACTGGCGAAGCGCTTCCTCGCCCTCCCGCTTCAGGATCACGATCTTAGCATCGACCTCGCTCTCCAGCTTGCGCCGGAAAGTTCGCTCCGACGGGATCGGGATGTCTCGTTCCCGCGCGATCGCAGCCGTCCGTTCGTAGGCGTTTGTCAGCGGCGGCGCGCTCGGCCGCAGATAATCGCTGAGAAACAGCTTCCAGATCTCTGGATCGATCTCCTGCGCCTTGCCACCGCCACACCGACGCGGTGCGAGGGCGGGCAGACGGTTCTCGACGGCGACACCCCGGATTAGATTGAGCCAGCTCCAGATGGTCGAAGCGCCCTTCCCGTGGCGCGATGCGGACTCGGCAACGGCGGCTGAGCGGGTCATTCCTCCCTGCTCGAGCGTCTCGATCTCCTGAACCAGGGCGAGCCTCGCCTCGGCTTCTTCCTTCACCTTGTCCGCTTGCCGCTCGAACCATGCCCAGCCGGTTCCGTCGCTGGCCGGTCGGCTCGTCTTGCCCGGCAGGAGTCCGCGCGCGCCCAGCGCAACCTGAGTTTCGCCCGGCAGCAGGCGATGGTGGAACTCGACTCCGCCGCCCCGGCCCTTGCGCGGCCGCGCCAGCGGCTTGCGTTCCAGGTCGACGCGCGAAGCCCAGCCTTCGTCGGCGGCGAGGCGATTGATCCCGCGCTTGTCGGTCGGCAGACCGGGCAACGCGAGCTGCGCAAGCTCGGCGGCGGTAAACCACTCGCTGGGCGCGCGATCGGCCTGGACATTTTCTGTGGCAGCTGCGGCACTAGACATCGGCAGCTCCCCCTCGGATGAGAGGTGCTGTCTGTGCGAGCTTGCGCTTCTCCTCGCGAGCGTTCGAGATAATGCGATCGAGCTGGCCGAGCCGGGCAGTCTTTATCTCGTCGCCGACCAGGAGGCCGGCTCCGATCTTGCGTACCAGGGGGTCGAACAGATCGTGGCGCTTGGTGGCCAGTACCAGCGCGAAAAACCGCGACATTGGTACCTTGTGATCGATCCGGGCAGGGCTCGAATAGGCGTCGAGCATCGCGCGGCTGATCGGCTCGCCCAGCAAGTCGCTCATGCGTGCGGCGATTTCTTCGCGCGACATCGGCGTGCTGGCCAGTATCGTGCCGACGACTCCGGCGATCTCCTTCTCGAGACCGGAAAGCACGGCGGGGCGCTCGTCGAGCACCGGCGGATCGAAACCGAACGCGATCTGGTCGGGGTGGGGCTTGGCCTTAGGCATCGTGAAATCCCCCCTCGCGGATCGTTTTGCGAAGCAGCGCAACCGCCAGTTCCCGGATCTCGATCGATTGTTTGGTGGCGATGGGGCGCAGGGCCTCCGAAACGTCGGAGGGCAGGGCCAGAAGATCGCGTTCTTTGGGGCGCCTGGTATTGCGCGCGGAGATCAGGCCGCTCACGGCATTCACGCTCACGTCGAGCAGCTCGGCAATTTCTTGCGGCGATTTGCCCTCTCCGGTCAGCGCCACTGCAGCAGCGGTGCGGCTCGGATATCCCAGCGTTGGCTTCACCGGATCACCTCGAATCCGTGCGCGCACGCGATCTCGACGACGCCTTCCTTCAACTGAAGCTCGGCTCGCCCGGTCACGCGGTAACGCCGCACCAGCGCGTCCCGATCGACCACATCGACCAGGATGCCGTGCCTTTTCAGATGGGCCGTCGCCCCTTCGATATTGCGCTGCCGAAGGTGAAAGGGGATTTCCTGGGACCTGCGCGGCAGCGGAGCTTGCGGAGACCGCTGAGCGGGCGCGTGGCGCACAGGCGGGCGTGGCGGAGTGGCTCTTCTTTCAGTCGGCGCGTCGTCGATATCGGCGATAATGTCCCGCAGGGACATGCCGACCGAAGGTCTGGGCAAAGGCTGAGAAACCTCTGAGACTGAGGGAAGCGGCTTCTCGGCGATCGCAGGTTCTACTGCCCGCGGCTCGACGGCTCGGGCGGTTTGTTCTGGCTCGCTATGGTCTAGCGGCCGCAGCGTCACGATAGCGACCGTAGGGCTCGATGCCCGGCCGCGCATCTGACGCAACACGCCGTCTGCACCCAGTCGATATCGCCCGAATTTGTCGGGGAAACGGGCCTTAGCCATGATCACCACCCACCTCGGAAATCGGGCAGGCCGAATAGCCGCACGGCTTCGTGCGCCGCTGGCCGCATTCACCGCAGTCGGCGAAGGATGCGATCGGAATATGGGCGATGCCCTTGCCGTAGGCCGGTCGGTCGCCAACCATTTTGGCGACGAGGCCTTCGGTCAGGCCCGGAGGGGCGGGTTTTACGTTGCTGGTCATGGTCAGTCCTGCATCATCCAGGGTTTGCCGCGCGGGTCGTCGGGATCCCGCTGGTGGCGCAGGCGATTGCGCGTCGCATCGAGCTTGCTTTGCAGCTCAGCGATCCGTTTGCGGCTCGCGCGCCGGTTCAGTTCGTGCCGCGCCTCGATCGGCGTGCAACCCAGCTTGAGCGCCAGCTGCATCTCCGCATTGTGCGCACGGTACTTCTCGGCGGGTGTCTGGCGGGCCATCATGCGTCCTCCTGCTCCAGTTCGCGGGCGAGGCGCGTGACCTCGCGTTGAAACGATTCGTGAGCAGCCATGCGACGCACGGCGCGCGTCTGCTCGAGCCTGTCGATCTGCGCGAAGAAGCCGGTAAGATCGGTCTTCGGCGGCAGCCTGCGGGCGATCAGGTCGAGCTTTATGTTGGTGGCGCGGCGCTCGAAGCGGCCAAGCCCGCGGCTCCAGCGCATCGAACGGCAGCGATCGTCTCCTGGCGACAGAACCCGCGCGGCGCTGAAGCCGTCGAGGTCGCGGAAGAGGATCAGGTCGCCCTGCTCGAAGTCGGCCATCACGCGATCGCCTCGATAGGGAGGAGCTTTTCGGGCTCCGCCAGCGTGGGCAGCCAGATGGTGCGGGTATGCTGCGGCAGGGTCGGCTCGCGGACGTTCCAGATGTACCAGCCATAATCGACCGTCGCCCCCTTGAAGGCGCGGCCCGCGGCTTCCAGCGCCGGGATACGATCACCCGGGGGCATGCTGGGGCGTTGCGTCAGGACGAGGATCGCCTGCGGGGGGAAGTCTTCGGCGAACAGCGCATACCGCTCCTGCGAAGCCTGCCATTTGAGCGGCAGCACCATGCACACCCGCCGCGAAGACAGCTGCAGCGCCTTGCGAACGAAAGCCTCGGCAATCCTCGGGATATAGCTGTAGGGCGGATTGCACACGATCGAGCAGGCCTGCGGTGCGGCTTCGCACTCGCGGAAATCAGCCCTGAAGAACTCGGGCACCAGGTCGTCGAACTGCGCTGGATCGATCCGGTTGACGATGTCCGATCCGAAGACGCGGAAGCCCGCGTCGACGAAGGTCACCATCGTGCGGCCGCTGCCGATCGACGGGTCCCAGATCGCCTCGCCCGCCTCGCGCTCCTGGCGAAATTCGCCCAGCGAGCGAAACAGCTGCCACGCGACCCACGATTCATCGACACACCAATCGTAGGGGTGGCTGTTGGCGCGCTTGCCTGTGGAGATTTCACCGCGCATCGGTACTCTCCTGCGCGACGAACATCGCTAGCGAGCCGACCGACCAGGAGCCGACATATCCGATCATCCGGACGTTCGAGATTTGGACGCGGCTCTGGCCACCGCCCTCGCGCACGCAAGCCTGGCAGAATGTCATGGTCGGCCAGCGCATCAGACGTCCTTCCAGCGGATCACAACGCCCGCGAAGGTCTCGCTGCCGTGGTTTTTCAGCCAGAATTGCCCCATTCGGCGCACCGCTTCGGGGTCATTGGGACCGAAACCGTCTCGGAGGGCGAACTCGTGCGTTTCCGAGAAGCCCAAGGCCCGTCCGTCGACCTCAATGGCTGCGATGATGTTGATCGAAGTGGGATCGAAAGAGATCAACACATGCCGTAGATCGACACAGATTGGGTCGGGCGTGAGGATCTTGCGACATTTTCGGGTTCGCATACCGACATAGAGCTGGATGGGCTCTCCGGGGTACGCATGCCGCTTCCGAAAGCCGCGAACGGTCTGGCGCTTCTCGCGGGCCACGATCGGCTCTTCGAATTGCGATTTGAACGAGTAAGCGACCATCACAACCACCCTTCGAAATCGCGAAGCGCGGAGCGCAGATCGTGTGGCGCGAACAGCCAACGGACCAATAGACGGATCATCACCCTTTCTCCTCTTCCAGTAGCTTGCGCAGGTCTGCCTTCATCCCCGGCGTCAGCAGGCCGACGAAGCGCGGCAGGAACCGCCGCTGCTCGGGCACGCTCAACCGGCTCCAGCCTGATGTGATCGCGTTGGTGTGCTTCTGTGTCGGGGTCGGCGCGACGCCCCGCTCGGAGTCCACGCCCGCGCTGATCCGCGCATCGTCAGCGCCGATTTCGGCATCGGCCAGCAGTGCCTCGATAACCGCGCGACGATCGGCCTCGTCGCGCACCTGGGCGATCTTGCGCAGCTGGCTCGCGTTTTCGCCGACGACGGGGTGTCTGGACAGCGCCTCGGCCAGTTCGGGGAACGGCTCGATGACGAGGCGGTAAAGCTCCAGATCGCGCTGGATCGTGCGAGGGGTTAGCCCCAGCGCATCGGCAACCGATTCCTGCCAGCCATATGCTTGCGACATCGTGTCGTAAGCATCGCTGGTCTCTTCGGTCAGCGCCTCTTCGGCGCCGATTTCCTGCCGCGCGACCCGCTCCCAGCGCGCGCGCGCGCCAAGCTTGTGCTGAGATAGCGTGCCATGCTCGCGCGCGATCCGTTCCTGTGCCGCCTTCACCAGCGCGGCGGTAAACTTGGCTCGCTCGATCGGACCGAGCGGCCTGCGGTGCAGGTTCTCGCTCGCCTCTAGATCGGCAAGGTCTTCGGCCTTGCCGCTCACCTCGATCGCGAAGACCGGAATGCTCTCGTAGCTCGCGCCCATCAGCCGGTGCATCCCGGTGACCAGCTTCCACGGCTGCTTTCCTTCGGCAACCAGGTCGGCGATTGCCTTGGAAGGCAGGTTACGCACCACCTTGATCGGGTCGCGCTGCCCGTCGACCGCCATCAGCCGACCGAGCGCAGCAGCCTTGTCCTCGTGAAAGAAACCGACCCGCTCAGGGATCAGCACATCGCTGGCCGATAGCTCGATCAGCTGCGCACCCGCCAGCACCGGCCCGCGTGTCTTCGCAGCGGCGCTCATTTCGAGCCCTCACTTAGACGATGACCTGTTTTGTCGGCGGAGTTACCTTCGTCTTCAGAAACACAAGGTAGTGGGGAACCTAATGTCCAGCGAAGCGGATTCCGACATCGCAGCAACCGCGCTAGCGCTCTCGTTCCAGACGACAAGAGCACTGCTGCGGCATAACCTGCTTTCACCGGATGAGTGCGAGGCCTGCGCGTCCGCGCTTGAGCAGCTTGCTGAGAACCAGCTCCATATGCTGGGCCCGAGCGAGAAGTTGGCTTCGTTGCATCGTCCGATCCACCAGCTGATCGATGACCTGCGACAGTCTCGAGCGACCGAAAAATGAGCGATTCGCGCTCCGCCAGTTGGGCTAGGCTTTTGTCCTCAATCAGCTCCATCCAGCACCACCGCTCGCCTTTGGTCGAGCGGAGCAGGGCGCGGCTGTGCGGCGCTTCTTCGATGCAGATTTCGGCGAGGCGACCGGCATGCTGGACTGCGTCTTGCGACCAGTATCGGAGACCGAAGACCTGGACGCAGCCAGTGGAGTCGACGCTCACAGGGCGGACGATGACGGGATCGTGCGGATGGCTCATGCCGCCACCCCGCCATTCTTGGCGACGCGCTCGGCATCTTCGGCATCAATCTTCCGCAGTTCGGCATAGAGCCGCTCAACCGAATGCAGGTTCGCGCCGACCGGGTCAGGATTCTGCGGCGTCTTGCGCCAGTTCCGGAAGGTGTCCGGGTGGATGCCCGCCCTGCGACAAAGCGCAGAGATCGAGATTCGGCGCTCCCGCGCGCACTGCTCGATATCTCGAATGATCGACTGCTGGTTCATAATCTGCATCGATAAGGGAAATAATTCCCCATGACAACGGATATTTTTCCCCTCCGACTTCCCCTTCGGGGCTGTTAGCGCCTCGGCATGACGGGGTTTCAGCACGATACCGCGCTTATCCGAGCGTTGATCGAGTACGCCGGGGTCTCGGCTGCTCAGGTCGCCAAGAAGGCGAAAGTTGACGCTAAGACCGTGCAGCGGCCTGCTGCGGGCAGGGCGGAAGCCCGCCTCAGCCAGAGCACCTTGGAAAAGCTGAAGGCTGCCTATCCGAAATTTCCCGGCTGGACGCAGACGGTCGAAAGCCCACGCTCTAAGCTCGACCACCAGCTCGCCGACGACGTACGCGCGTCTGACCTAGTTGAGATCGACGAGATCGACATGCGCTATGGCATGGGGGCCAGCGACGTCAGCGGGCATGTCGAGCCTG